TTTTACCCGCTCGTTGTACAAATAAAATTCTATTACCAGCAAGAAGTGCATCTACATCTGATGTACCATAACCCGCTTGTCGTTTAATTTGTATATTTGTAGGTGTAATAGGTTCAGCAGAAGATGAAGCTGTCGCAACAAACTCACCGCCTGTTGTTCCTATTAACAGTGTGCGTAAACCTTTGATATACTTAATGGCGTTTACCTGGTCAGAACCAATAGTAAATGTCATTCCATCAGTAGCATTTGTACCAGTGGTCATATCTTCAAAGTCACCAGATACAGAAAAAAATATTTTTTGGGGTGCAGCATTTGTACCAGCAAAAACTAATCGTTCTTCAAAAAAAGTAACAGAACTAGGAAAGTTATTTGATGAAGTAAAAGGATCTGCTGTGGGTGCGTAATTAGATAGAGTCCAGGATGTATGTGATGAGCGTGATAGTTTTCTTGGTTTGTGAGATGGATGTACCAGGTACAACACATCTGCTGATTGTGCAAATTTAAGTTCCGCAGCTTCCGCAGCAGAGTAGGGGGTAGATATTTCTACCGCTGTTCCAGAGTTTAAAACTTGACCACCATCTTTGTACACTCGCATATACGTATTACCAAACTCTAAGATATAAGTTTGCGTGGTACTAAACTCAAACGGTACCAGTCTAGCTTCTCCATTACTTTTTGTTTCCGCAATGTGTCTTGTACCTGGTCTTCTCGTTGCACCACCGTGAGGATGTACCACCATGTTTTCTAATGTCTTGCAGCCTTGAAAATATTTTTGTAAGTCTACTCGACCATCTAACCTGGGTGATAGTTCTCCCGCAGTAAAATTAGTAAATGCAAATGTTGATCTTGGCATTATTTTTTCTTTTTAGGTTTATTTGTTTTTTTAACTTTTACTTTTTTCTTATAAGTATTTCGATGAGCCATAGCTATTTGCTTGCTCATTTCTTTTTTTTCTTTTTTCGTAGCTTTTTAAAATCTGCTGCGTCTATCTTTTTTTTATTACCGCCCATAGCAGCAATCTTTTTTTGTTTTTTTGAATAAGTACCTGGCATAATTATAACCTCGAATTAATAAAATCACCCGCTTGTAAACGGTTATCGTCATCTGCTGTTCCTTCTGTTGCATCGACAAATCGTGCATCTTTCAGTTTGGTCTGGTACAGCGTAAACATACGATCCATTAAACCTGATGATTGTGTGATTGGATATGCCAGCTCGGCTGCTAACCTGGCTGACAAAGTTTCTATTAGTGATGTATCATATTCTGTCGTGTCAGTTATCTTTGCCACGTACAAAATTTTGATTGTGTCTTCATCAGATAGTAGTTTCCTACCTTCTATTCTAAATCTTTCGTTGTTCGATAAATTAGAATTTTCTGATTGTAATACACGTAAACAGTCCGCTGGTAAGGTGTATGCGTTTGAATATTCAAACACAGGAGCTACTGTATCTTTAGCAAGCTCTACTCTTTTCAGTAAACAATTCCAGGGATGTTCACGGAAGACGGCATCTCTTACGGGTTCATATCTCTGATTGCACAATCGTGCGTTCTTTGAATTTTCCGTAAGGCTGATAATAGTATTACCGCCTAACATATTTAAAGCTGAATTACATATATCAACTACTGACGCCATCTTCTCTCCTTTTTATTTATTCAGTTGAATACATTACCCAACAGAAGATTGTACCCGTAGCGGATGCTCCGCCAGTAGTAATCAATACATCTGTAGATGCAGTTGTTCTATAACCTAGACCTGTTACTGCTGGCACTGGTGCGCCAGTGGATGAACCCGCTAACATAGACTGGGATTGACCAGCTACGTTCCAAGTTCCTACAACAGTAATGTATCTGTCATCGTCACCGCTATCTCCAACTTTTAAAGTAACGCCTGATCCTAATGCATCGCATTTAACGACAACATCGTGGATTGTAGCGTTCGCTGGTATTCTAGCGATTGTAATGTCAGATCCAGATGCTAATGAGGATGCTTCGTAAGTATCGTGAAATACTCTGATTTTTCCTCCAGCATTTTCTGAGTCTACCTTAACAACAGGGGTAGCATCCATGTTAGTTATATTTGCGCCTTTAACACTAGCCATGATTTACCTCCTATGCTTCGTGTGCCTGGATAGAAACAACTTTTTCTTCTTCCATTCTTGTAGCTCCGATGCTCATGCAATAATAAACTTGAGTCGCATAACCTTTGTCGGTTCGCTCGTCTATTCTTGACATAACATCTTTACCTAATGCTAGCTTGATGCCGTCTTGTGCATAAGCAAAGCAAAGTCTTTTTGAAGAAGCAATGCTCAGTCTGTTAGATGTGATAAAGTTGAAACCCATAAATGTGTTTACTTCACCAGTCACTAACGCTCTAACTGTATTAAAGTCAGCGCTTGTTACTGAGGTTGTGCCTAATAGGTCATCTATTTGTCTTGGTGATACAACAATGTATCGTGGTATTGACGCATCAACAGAATTAAGATCCATAATTCTTTTGGCTTCTCTTAATTTTGCCACT